TGGGATGGATTTGGATACTGATTACTCGCAGTTGACATCGGCGAGGAGTTTTGGCAAAGGCAAAACACATAGCCGTGTGATTGGTGACGAGGAGCCGTTTAACCCAACGCCGCTATTTGTTTTGTGGGATGCACCAGAGATGTTCCTGTTTGGTGCTGACTATTACGTGATTGACATTCCAGACTATACGGGTGGTGCGTGGCTTGTGTGGGACAAACGATTGACTGATAGCGCAGACAAGATGTACGGCTCCTGTTTCGAGTTGGTGTGGTCGCGCAAGCCACACAAGCGAGACATATTGCGCTATAAGTGGGCTGGGTTCTTCACTGATGGGCAAGAGAGGGAGTATCTGCACCCTAACGAGAAGCCGGTTAGTTTGATGGAAGACCTGATTGACAGGGCTGGCAAGGTGAATATGGTGGCAGATCCCTACCTTGGCTCCGGAACTACCCTCATTGCCTGCGAGCGCCTGGGTCGCCGATGCAGAGCCGTGGAGATAGAGCCGAAGTACGTTGCCGTAACGCTGGATCGATGGGCCGAGATGACGGGCCGGGAGCCGGTGCTGGTGGAGTAGTTTGCGCATTTTGAGCAATGGGTAAGACGAAGCGGCGAGCAGCGGACGTGATAGACGCCATTGAGGGCACTGGCGGAATCAAGACCAGCATCGCTCAGAAGTTGGGTGTTGCTCGCAATACCGTCGACAACTACTTGGACCGCTGGGTGACGGTGCGACAAGCCTACGATGACGAGGTGGCGCGTGTCGGTGATATGGCTGAGATGACGCTGCTCAAAGCGATCAAGGATGGCGACACGGGGGCGGCTAAGTGGTATCTGTCGCGGGTGCGCCGTGGCAAGTTTGCACAACGCCAGGAGGTCAAGAATGAGGGCGACCTGACCTTCCGTGTCGTCTACGATGACGACGAAGTAGAGTGATGTGGAGTATGAAGTTAGGCTCCGCCGGCCACACGCCAAGCAGCAGGCGTTTATTGATTCGCCGGCCAAGCGGAAGATTATTCGGGCGGGGCGGCGGTCGGGCAAGACCACGGGGATCGGGATACTCGCGGTGAAGACCTTTCTTGACGAACGCCGGGTGCTCTACGTCACGCCCACGTCCAAGCAGCTGCGCAAGTTCTGGTTCGAGGTGAAACACGCACTCGCTCACCCGATCGATGGCGGCGCATTGCACAAGGATGATTCCAAACACATCATCAATTTCCCAGGGACGGAGATCAGCATCACGGGACAAACGGCCTGGAATGCCGACACGATGCGCGGTGGCTCTGCCGATCTGCTCATCTTCGACGAATGGCAGCTTATGAACGAGAACGCTTGGGACCTCGTGGGCGCCCCGATGCTACTGGACAACAACGGCGACGCAGTGTTCATCTACACGCCGCACAGCATCAGGGCGCGGGGCATCACAAAGGCTGACGACCCAATGCACGCCTCCAAGATGTTCAAGCGAGCCGTGGCTGATGACACAGGGCGATGGGACACGTTTCATTTTACGCCATTCGACAACCCATACGTGAGCCAGGCGGCGATTGACGAGCTGCGAGGCGATATGACGGCCCTGGCCTATCGCCAGGAGATTCTTGCCGAGGACATTGAGGAGGTGCCGGGGGCACTGTGGACTAGGGCGATTATTGGGCGGGAGCGTATCCGCTATCAGGACCGACCGCACTTCTCTCGCGTCGTCGTAGGGGTGGACCCGGCAGGCGGGGCAGCGGAGAACGGCATCGTTGTTGCCGGTAAGGGATTGGTCGATGGGCATGCCTACGTACTGGAGGATCTGAGCCTGAAGGCTTCGCCTGACCGATGGGGGCGGGAGGTAGTCGATGCGTACCACGAGCACCAGGCGGACCGGGTGGTGGCTGAGGTGAACTTTGGCGGCGATATGGTGGAGCACGTCATCAGGACCGTTGATGCAGCGGTGAGTTACAAGGACGTGAGAGCCAGCCGGGGCAAGGCGGTGAGGGCTGAGCCTGTGGCGGCGCTGTACGAGCAGGGCAAGGTGCATCACATCGGAGACATGCCTGAGCTAGAAGACGAGCTGTGCTCATGGGTGCCAGATTCGGGGATGGATTCACCCAACCGGATGGATGCGCTGGTGTGGGCGCTGACGGAGCTGATGCTGGGCAATGATGGGCGCGTTCGGGTGTATGCGTACTGAGGACTAATCTATGACACTACCGACAGATGTGGCTTACGCCGCGTGGATAGCCGGAGAGGAGGGGACACGGCAAGAAAACGTAGCACTGGCGCGAAACTACTACAACGGCGAGCACGATTGCAAGCTCACCGAGCGGCAGAAGGAATATCTCAACTTCCAGCAATCGGGTGATGAGCGATTCGCGCTCAATTATTGCACGGGCATCGTCAATGCTATCGTGGATCGCCTCATCGTTGGTGCGTTCACGTCCAATGACGACACGCTCTCTGAGACTGTGTGGGATTGGTGGCAACAGAATCGGATGGACGAGCGGCAGCGGGGCGTACATCTCGACGCTGTGCGCGATGGTGAGGCGTTTGTGATTGTGGATTGGGATCAGGACAACGAGCGACCGCGCTTCACGCCACACCCTCGTTACGTGGATCCGAATAACGGCGGCGATGGCTACGGGTGCAAGGCGCATTATCCCAACGACGACACCAGCCAGCCGATGACGTGTGCCAGCAAAAGATGGACGGAGAAAGACGAGAGCGGCGACCAGCAGCAGATGATGACGCTGTACTACCCCGAGCGCGTGGAGAGGTACCGACTAGAATCCCAGGGAGACGAGAGCGATTGGCGAAGGATTGAGACGGTGCCCTGGGTAACGGGGATGGCGCGAGATGATGAGGGCAACGTAGAAATTGCGCCGGGTGCCGAGCCACTTGGTATTCCGGTGATTCATTTTCGCAATCCGGGGCGGGAATCTGAGCTGTGGGATGCGATACCCGTACAGGACGCCGTGAACAAAACCGCACTCGATATCCTGGCGGCAGCGGATACGGCGGGATTCCCCATTTTTGTGGCTAAGGGTTTCACTCCAACGACGGATGGCAAGGCACCGGATAGCGACGGGGACAACTACATTAGCTTATTCCCTGGGGCGATGGTTGAGGTGGCCTCCGATGGCGATCTGAGCCGCATTGACATGGCTGATCTCTCGCCGATGCTGGCAACGCTGGACAATCTAGTGCTGAAGCTGGCGCAGGTGACAGATACGCCGACCAGCCGTTTCCAAGTGACGCGGCAGATTGCGGCAGAGGGGACGCTAAAGCAGCAAGAGGAACCGTTGCTGGCAAAGGTTCGGGTGTGCCAAGTGCTATTTGGCAATAGCTGGGAGGATGCGCTGTATATGGCGCGGCAACTGGCTAATGAGTTCGGGGATGCTGACCTACCCGATGATGAGATGGTAGAGACAACGTGGGAGCCAGCAGAGACGCGGGATGACAAAGCGCTGCTAGAGACGTTGGCGCTCAAGGCCAATCTGGGTGTACCGCTGGAGACGCTGTGGGCCGAAATGGGATACGACCAATCGCAGATTGATGCGATGAAGGCACAGCGCGGTGAGGAGATGGCAGAGCAAAGCAACATCGGTGGCGAGCTGCTACGGCAGTTCGAGAGTGGCGGTTTTTCGGGTGGGCTTGCGAGTGAAGAGAGGGGGATGTGATGGACGTTACAAGGCGCGAGCTGATACAGGCAGGTAGCGTGGCGGCGGTTGGTTCGCTGGCGGGCCAGGATACAGCGGCGAGGGGAGAATGCACTGTCGAAGATGCACGGCGCTGGAAGAGCATCCTTGAAGAGCAATTCGCCAAGATGCTCGATGACTACAGCGACCGATTTGGCGCGCGGGTGGTAGCGATTGAGGTTGATTGCACCGGGGGTACTATGATCCCGCCGGGTGACAGAGCTTTCGTTTACTCCGTGCGGCTCGATGTGAGGCTGTGATGGCAGCAATTGATCCGCGTTGGAGTGGGCTACCTGTAGAGGTATATAGCAGCGCGTCGGCTTGTTATGCGACCAGTGCGCCGTATACTTGCGGGACAGCAGACAGCTCCCAGCGCCCGCCAGCCGCGCAATACAAAGACCTCGTGCGTGTGGTAGAAACGACCTGGAAGTGTGAATACTGCGGGCAGCGGAATAGGCCCGATGAGGCGCGGTGTTTTGGATGCGGTGCTTCAAAAGTGTGCCCTGAAGAGATCAAGGTTAACACATCCATTACTGTACGTCACGACTACCGACCCGATTCGGAGTTCTATACCTAATGGCCGGCGAGATGCACGTCAAGCCCTACCGCAATGGATGGCTCAAGTTGGCGTTGCGCGGGCGATTCTGGCTGGCGCTGCGCTCTCTGCTGGGCATGCCGTGGGTGATAAGGCAACGGCAGCGTGTGGTGCTGGATGGGTTTGGGGCGCGAGAGGACGTGGAAAGCGGGAGGGATGATTGCCCAACCCAACACCGCTAATCCTTGAGCTTGCCAACCGCTTTCGTGCGCAAGCGCTGGCACGGGAGCGGCGGGCGGCTAATGCGCTGGTGCGTTACTACGGCACAGCCTACGGCCGCCTCCACAACGACGTAATGGCGCTACAGCAGACCATCGAGCAGATGCGGGCGGCTGGCGAGGATGTGAGCAGGGGCACGATAACGCGGCTAGAGCGAATGACAGCGATACAGAATCAGGCGGCGCGAGAGGCGGCGACATTTGCGGAGTTCGCAGACCAGCAGGTGCAAGCGGGGCAGCGCGAGGCAATCAAGGCCGCAGAGCGCAATGGCTATGACCTTATCACGGCCGCTTTTCCAGCAGGCGCCGACCTTGAGGCTATCGGGGTGACATTCTACCGGATGCCAGCGGAGAGCGTTGAGAATCTGGTGGGCACGCTGGCTGATGGCTCGCCGTTGAGGGATCTAATTAGCCAGGCCGTGGGGGGTGCGGCCGACGACTTCTCTCAGACGATGGTGACGGGCCTAGCGGCCGGGTGGAATCCGCGCAAGCTGGCGCGGGAGCTGAGGACACAATACGGGATGGGGTTGACGAGGGCGCTGACGATCTCGCGGACAGAGCAGCTACGGGCGTACCGCGAGACAAACCGGCAGGTGTACGATCAATCGCCAGTGGTGGACGGCTGGGAGAGGCACGCGGCAAAGGATGATCGGACGTGTATGGCGTGCATTGCCAGAGATGGCGAGCTGTACAGCACGAAAGAGGCGATGGACGATCACCCCAATGGTCGTTGTTTTATGCTCCCTCACACCAAAAGCTATGCTGAGCTGGGCATAGATGCGCCAGAGCCGGAGTTCAAGCGGGAGACAGCGAAGGAGTGGTTTCGCCGCCAGGACGAGGCCACGCAGCGGGCGATGCTGGGTGATGCGAAGTTCGAGGCGTGGCAGGATGGGCGATTCAGGCTGGAGGACGTGGCGAAGCGGGTCGATAACCCGGTGTGGGGTAATTCGTGGGTGCCGAAGAGTTTGGGGGAGCTGGTGGTTGGGGCAGTCCAATGACTGACCGCGCCTTCTGGCTTGCTGTGCGGCGTGCGCTGCTGGCGAT